AGAAGAACCGACAGATTCATCACCAGTGAATTGTAATTGAGTAATCAAATATTCGTGAGGATTTTGGGCCATTCTGCGTCTTTCGTCAGTATCCAAAAATACGTAATCAACGTACAAAGATGCAGCAACCAAAGATTGATTGTAAGCAATGGTGGCAGGGACTGGACGACCAACAGAGTATTGGCCGGAAGCACCACTATAAGGATTGGTGTTGCAGTTCAAAGTGGTAACAGCCCACAAGCATTCATCAATAGGACGGATATCCAAATTGATTTTAACTTCGTGGTATTGAAGAGCAATAAGAGGTAATGCAAGACCAGGGTTGGTGCAGAACCAAAATTGGAGGGGAACGTAAAGAGTTGTTTCAGGAAGAGCATTGCGGGGAGCACAAACTTGACGGGGAGCCAATGAACTGCATGGACTTTCAACATCAGAGAAAGAAGGATCAGTGATGAATGTAAGTTGGGTTGTGTTTCCAATCATTTGGAAATAACCACGGATTTGTTCGGAAGTCATAGTAAGTTGATTCCAGATGTGCATCCAGTCACCATATTGGCGGTCAATTCTTTGGCCTCCAATTTCAACTTCAACTTGTGCGATGAGTTGTTCACCAGGGAAATCTAACCAACGGGCATAAACACCAGTATTTTCACCAGTTGTGTAGTTTCCAAGACCCATAAGTTGATTGATTTCAGGAAGTGTCACTTGGAGATAAGTGCGGTAAGCAAGATCACCATTTCTACTAATGACACATTGGACACGACGACCGAAATCGGCTTGGCCGTTAAATGTTTGTTCAATTGATTCAATTGCAAAGTTAGTGTATCTGCGATAAGTAACTTTCCAAAAAGTAATTTGAGGATTACCAGTAAGGTAAACGTCTTGGGCACCATAGGCCACGAGTTGCATTAATCCACCTCCCATTTTATATTATTGCTAAAGAAAAAAAATTTGTTAAAAAACTCAATTAATTTAATTAAATATTTAACTTAAAAATATATTTTAAGTCAAATTAGTTTGTTTATTATCATAATGGGTTACACATTTTTTATATAAAAACGTTTGTCGTAATAAAAATAATTATAATAAAATTTATTATATAACCCTTTTATATTTATTAAATATAACTACACTTATTTAAGACATAATTTTATTAAGATTTAAATTCGCATTCATAAATTTTAATAAATATGATTCATCTAATATTTCCTTTTTATTTTCATGATTTTTCGTAAATATATAGGTATTATTTTTTTTTTTAATAGTCCAACCATCTTCTACAGTATTAAATAATAATAACATTTTTTGAAATTTAATTGAATCTAATTTTAAATTATCGGTTTCTATATTTATTTTAATATCCATTATTTTAAATAAAGAAAACTTATAATTCCTTTAAACTTGTTTTTTTTCTAAAATTAAAAATATATTTTATTTTTATTAATAATTAAAAAAAAAAATACAACTTAATTTAAAAGAATGCCTATTTTTAAACCAAAAACTAACAAAAAAATTAAGTGTAATAAAAAAAATTCTATTACTCTTGACAACAAACATAAAGAATTTTTAAATGAATTTTCAAAAGATGAAAACAATAGGTTACCTGAATTAAAAAATGAAAAGAATGAATTAAAAAAAGATCTTGAAAATACCGAATTGTCTATAGAACAAAAGTTAGATATTCAGGATCGTATTAAAGAAATCAATACATCAATAAAAGAAATAAAAGCCAAAAAAAAAGAATATTTCTTAGATAATTCAAAATATATTTTTGATTATTTTGAAAATAAAAAAAACATTGCTATAAATCAGAATGTTCTAAATAAAAATACATTATTGAATAATTTTTTTAAAATTAATCAAGACAATGATACTGATAAAAATTCACAAAATGTAAATAAAAATATCGTCCAAAAATACTTAAGCAATATTGATGATATATTTTTTGATATTAATTCCTTTGTTTGCCAAACAGAAATTTGTCAATTTTGCCATAAAGGAGAATTAATTCCATTAGAAGATGAAGGAATACTAATATGTAATAATTGTTCGAGAAGTGTATCTTATTTAATTGAGAATGAAAAACCTTCTTATAAAGAACCTCCTAAAGAAGTTTGTTTTTATGCTTATAAAAGAATTAATCATTTTAAAGAAATTTTATCTCAATTTCAAGGAAAAGAAACTACTCAAATTCCACCTGATATTATTGAAAATATTAAATTACAAATTAAAAAAGAGCGTATTGATTTGTCACAAATAACCAATAGCAAAACAAAAGAAATTCTAAAAAAATTGGGATACAATAAATACTATGAACATATCCCATTTATTAAAGATAAGTTAGGAATTAAACCTCCTATTATGTCTCCTGAATTAGAAGAAACACTTTGTAATCTTTTTATTGAATTACAGGCACCTTACTCAAAATTTTGCCCTGATGATAGAGTTAATTTTTTAAATTATTACTATACTGCATATAAACTTTGCGAACTATTAGGCGAAGATAAGTATTTACCACTTTTTCCTATGTTAAAAGATAGAGAAAAAAGAATTGAACAAGATATTATATGGAGAAAAATTTGTGAAGAATTAGACTGGGAATTTATACCAACAATATAATATAGTTAGCATTTCGCATTATATATAGTATTATTTTGTTTTTGCTTCAAATAAATTATAAAATATTTAATTATAACATATTTCAGTATGCTTCTATTTTAATACCACTTTTATCATAAATCCAAATATCATATTTTAGCCCTAAATCGTGTGCTGCTTTTTGTTTTTCGAATACATAATTTTTTTCTTGATTTGTCCATTTTGATTTAACTTCAATGCATCTATTTTGTGATTTAATGTAAATATCTACATAATGTCGATGTTTTTTTTCATTTTTATCATTATACCATATTTCAGGTACGTTCCTTCTATCTACTTCTATATCATCTTCAAAAATTTTTTCTTTAAATAACAATTCGTTTAACGCAAAACTTTCATACCCTTGGCAAGAAACAATTTTACCAGAAGGAAATGTATATTGTTTTTTATTGTATGATTTTTTCAACATTTTTTCCGCTACTTCAGCGTTTTGTGAATGATGTGGAACACCATATCTCTCTAAATTTGTTTTTATAATTTTTTTTTTAACTTCTTTATTTTCAAACGAACATTTACACCCATATATTTTTAAATTCGTTTCTTCTGTTTTTTCTTTTATTTCTTTATTTTGTTGCGGATTTTCTACACCATATTTTATTATATTTGTCTGTTTTATTTGTTCTCTTATTATAGGAGATTTAAGGTTAGATGTAACACCATAATGAGTTAAACATTTATTCTGTTTTTTTATTTTTATTTCTTCTAGTTGCGAAATGTGTTCTACACCATATTTTTGAATAATAGTATTTTTTTGTTTTTCTTTAATCTTTTCATTTTTCATAACATAATCTACACCATATTTTTTTATATTTGTTTCTTTAATTTTTATTTTGCCGTTTTCTTTGCTACAATTTTCACAATAACCATTTATTTTTACTAGTTGTCGAAAAGATTTTTTAAATTGATTAACACAATTTTCAGTTAAACAACAACCTTCTATAATCGTATTACTATTTACAAATTGATTTAAAAAATCTTGTAATAATAATATTTTATTTTTATTACAAAAATCTAAAAGCAATTTATTATTATATTTAATATTTTTTGCTTTTATTTTATCTATGGCTATTGAACTCATACACTTTTCACAATAAGCACCAGTTTTAACTAATTGTCTAAAGTTTTTATTAAATTCGTTACAACAATTATTTAACATACATTTACCTTTAATATAACTTTCACGTTTTATATTAGTGTTTTCATAATTAGCTAATAGTTGAATATTATAACTATTACAATATTCAATTAAAGTTTGATTAGAATATTTCATTTTTATATACATATACTAATTAAATGTTTTTAATTTATTTTGCAAAATATAGTATGTACCTGAATTTATATGTTATGAAAACAACTTAAAATTATGAGACGATATTAATGTTAAAATCCCCCAGGAAATTTCACCATATTCAGTCCAATTCCTAATCCAGCTCCAGAGCGAGCATTTACTCCCATTGATGGAATATAAGTATCAAGAATACTAAATGTGGCTGCGGCAGTTAAGGCAATTAATATAATTTCTTCCATATTTAAAGAACGTTTGGGAATAGCATATGCAGCAATAGCAACCATTAAACCTTCAACAAGGTATTTAATGGCTCTTTTTATTAATTCACCAATATTAATAAAATTATTCATTATAATAATTAATAAGAAAAAAATATATATATTTGCGATAAAAAACTTAAAATTAAATAAATAAATAGAATTATATAAT